ACGAACGGCGCCATCTTTTGATTGCCTTTACGAATGTCGAGAAGCACTTCCTCCGTCAAAAACGTCTCTTCGCCAGGGAAGAACGTGTCTTTCAAGAACGAACGGGCCGGCGGCATCTGCTCGACTGCCTGCAATAGAGTTAAAGTGTTTGAAAAGTCCATGTCTGTTTATCCTCCCTCTCACATCTTATCTTTCAAATAAATACCTAGTTCACGTAGGCGTGATTCGTGGTCCTCCGCCGAGTCGGCTCCACCGACGATCAATGCTTTGCGGTTGAATCGTCCTGAAGCGTAGGCGACATAAGACACTGCGCCGTCCGTTGTGTCGATTGTGTCCGCTAGGATGCAATCCGCCTCCTGCGAACCGTCCGCGCTCGCCGAATCCACGACGACCGCCTCACCCGTTGCAGTGACGATCCCGAGCACGGTGCCTCGTTGAAGTACGCCTTGCCCCTGTTTCAATTTGACCGATTTGGTCACGAACGGAATCTTGTCATCGAAGATGAGTTCATCGAATTTCTGTTCACCCGCATCATTCACTAATTGGAACATGCTCATTTACCTCCCTTTTTGCCGAATTTCTCGGCGATCTTATTGGCAGCCTGTTTGACCTCATCGCCATCACCCTGTGCCCCATCTCCGCCGTGCGTCCCTTTGACCTGATTGATCGGGTTCGCATCCTGTTGTCGGTTATCAAGGTAGTGTTGTCGGTTCGTCGCATCCGCCTCGGCCGCCTGGTTGAGGATCTTCATCGCGACCTCTCCCGCATTGGCGTTCACGTCCGCCTTTGCATCGTTCATGATTTGTTGGAACTCCTCGTTCTTGATGCCCGCTGGTTTCTTCAGCGAGTCGATGTTCTTGATTCGCTCGTTCTCGTTCTTGACCCCTTCTGCGATTCCGAGGTTCATGACCTCTCGATACAGTTCAGGATGTTCGTTCTTCAATTTTTCTAAATTCATGACTTCATTTCCCTCCGTTCCATCGTTTTCCGGTTGTACCGGATTCGGCTGAGGTGCTTGATTCGCAATTTTCATCACGTTAGGCATCTCATTGCGCAGTTTGTCGATCACATTTTGTGGAAGCAACCCGCTACCTAAGTCTGTCAAATTCGCCACGACTTTCGGCGCCTCGTTCTCGAACATGACCGCGTCGATAAAACCATGTTCTTTCGCTTGGTCCGCGCCGAGCCAAGTCTCTTTCGACATCATATCGAGTAGCTTCTCATTCGATAGTCCCGACTTTTTGGCATACGCATTCGCAATCGTGCGGTCAATCCCTTTCAGAAAATCAGCTGTATGTTTCATATCGCGATGGTCGCCCGCTGATATCGTCGATGCGTTGTGAATCATCATCTGTGCCGTCGGAGACATTAACACGTTGTCGCCTGCCATTGCGATGATGGATGCTGCACTCGCCGCGAGTCCGACGATTTGTACCTCGACGTTGCCTTTATGCGACTTCAACGCCGTATAAATTTCGGAGGCGTCGAACACGGACCCGCCCGGACTGTTGATTTCGACGATGATGTCCTCGTCCGGTAAATTATCGATGGCGTCTGCAATCATTTTCGGGGTCGTGTGGTCGATCCCGAACCATTCATAAATCCACGCCTCATCGTTGGAGATGATGGCTCCCTTGATGCTAATCTTCATTCCTGTTCACCTCCTTTCAGGCGTCCTCGTCTTCATCTGTACTATCAGGTAGATTCGTCTCGTCCGGAACGCCGGATGCCATGCCTGCCTCACGTCTCGCCTGTTCCTCGCGGACACGAAGACTGTGGTTGCGGAACCAATCGCCCCCACCAAGCGCCACAGTCTCGGCGGAACGGGTTGTGAACCCGTTCTCGACGCGCTTCTCTGCGGCGTTCACTTCTTTGAGTGGATCGAGTTGCCCCTGTGACGGTCCGTTCCATTCGGCACCGCTATAGGCTTTCCGAATCATCGGGTCGATGAAATAGCCGGGTGCGTCGATGCGCCCCTTCGCGATTGCCTCGCTCAAAAATTCTTCATAAATCGGCTGGCAAAAGCCCTCGGCCATCCATTGGCGTCGCATCTTGAACATCTTCCATGCCTCGAGCAATGCCCCGCGTGATGCGGAGTAAGAGGACGTGAAGTTTTTCAGCAACACTTCATACGGAATCTCGAGCGCTGCGCCAATCTGACGACACATCGATGTAACGAACGAGTCGAAGTTCGCGTTCGGTCGACCTGGTGTCGCCTCCTGAATCTTTTCGTTCTCTCCGAGGAAATGGACCGTACCGGGTCCGAGTTCGATGGTGGTGTCATTGTCCGAGTCCACCTCGTCCTCTTCAGGGATGCTACTGAACGGGTCCGAACCATCGCCCGAATCCGCCTCTGACGTGATGAACACCGAGTAGAGCGCATTGACGACCGCTGCCATCAGTTCGGCATCCGAATAACGGGCAAGTTGTTTCATCGTTTCGATGACCGGTGCGAGCAACGGGACACCGCGCCGCTGTTCGGGCCGTTCCATCTCGATGAGGTGGAGGATGTTCGGTCGCCCCGTGTTCCGTCCAAATTTTTCGATGCGGACCCGCTTATTCTGTTCGAGCGCATAGGCGCCCGGATGACGTTCGGAGATGTGGTAGGCGATAACCTCGCCGTCCCCGTCGATTTCGACCCCGTTCAACACTTTCGGGTTTCCGTGCGAAAGGTCGAGGACGTCCGGACTGTTTACACGGTCGGACTCGATCAGTTGAATACGAAGATCGTACGGCATACCCACCCTCGGCTTGATCGGGAGCAAACAAAAAACATCCCCGCTCATGAGCCACGAGAGGAATGCCAGTCCTTGCAATTGATAGAAATTGTTCATCCGCTGCATGTCGCAATGGATGGATTCAGCCCAAAGGTTGAACTCACGCTCTACTTTCGTTTCCCAAATGTCCGCCTCTTCGCTCGTCATGCCGAGATAATCGGCATCCACTTGCGCATTGAGTCGCAAACCCGAACCGATGACGTTCGTCCGCATCGTCTTCAAAGCACCCGTTGCGAGTGGTGCTCCCATGAAGAGGTCTCGCGAACGTTCCCTAAGTTTCGGGATGTTCTTCTCGATGTCATCGATGACCGATCCGTTCTGCGTGACCCACCCCGCCATGCTGCTCTTTCGGCTACTGGCGCCATGATTCCCGTATCCACGGTTCATGACCGTCAGGAGTTGCCGGTCCCGTTCGCGTTTCAACGCCTTCGCCGGGTTGAAATACGCGACGGTCTTGTCTATCAAGTTCATATCAATGGTTCACCCCCTTCATAGGTCGCGTGGCACGATACGTTTTGCCCGTCGCCTTGGTTTCGTCGACAAGGCGGCCACCCGCCCTTCCCAGTATTTGATTTGCTGTCGAATATCATCCATGTCCGCACGTGTGAGCGATCGAGAGCCGATGGTATAACTTTTTCCTGTCGATACGGCCAAGTCCGCCTGATACCATGCCTCGAGATGTGTCTTGGCACGTTGCAAGGTCATGACCCCAGTCGTTTCATTCAATTACGTCACCCCTTTCGATGATTTCCGTCGTTTTTTCTTCTTGCGCGCCGTTCCCCCGACGACATATTCCCGTTCACCGTTCAAATCGGGGTTCAGGATCTCGAGCGCCGCCGTATTGTACACCCGTAAATCGAGTGGCTCGTTTCGGCTACGGATTTTCTTCCAGACCTTATACGGGACACCTTTCTCGTATTTCGTCACGAGCGCCTCCGCCGTCAGTCCCAGGAAGTAGTTCCCGTCATACCCACGACCTTCAGGGAAGTGGCAATAGTTCGGACCGACCTCTGGGACACGAATGTTCGACATGACGCGCGCCTTCCCTTCGGACACTCCGAGACTGACGAGCACCGCCTTGATCGGTTTTGGTCTCGTGTATCCTGCGATGAGGGGCGTGTATTGCCCTTTCGCATCGGAACGACCCTTGATGGCGTAAATCCGACGATTCTCACGCGCTTTCGTGAAGCGATAGACCTCACCCGTGAAGTGACCACCGGAGTCCATGCAGGTGACTGCGATGCCGAATCGTTTCCCGTCCGCTTTTGACCAGGTTCTCGAGAGGTACTCATCAAGTTCCTGCCATGGACGTTCGGTTTTGAGGTCACCATAAATGACATGATACTCAATCCCCCACGATTCACGACCTGCTCCCCAACCGACTACTTCGACCTCGAAACGGTCGTCCTGCGTATCGACCGCTGCGGTCAATACTTTCACTCGATCCGGAACCTCAGCCCCATAATCTTCACGGCGATTTTCGAGGACGTCGGTGTCGACCTCTTCCGACTCTTCCTCCCACGTCTCGCCGAGCGAGGTGTTGACCCACACCTTCATCGCTTCTTGCCCCTTCTTTTTGGCATCGAGGAAATCGTTGATGATCTCCCGCCACTTCTTCCAGGGCGAGGCGAGCTCGTTCAGGTGAAAGCCCCGGCTTCTCGCCTCAGGGTTCCGCGCAACCCATTTACCAGGTCGACGCTTCCACTCGTATTCGTCATGGAGCGATCCACAGCAACTGCAGGACATCGACTCGCTGTCGAAATGGATTTGTGCCCATTTGAGTGGTTGG